CGACCAGCGCCTACACCGATACAGGCTTGACTGCTGATACAACATATTACTATAAAGTAACAGCAGTAGATACCAGCGGTAATGAATCACAACCTTCGGTACAGGCCAGCGCTAAAACATCAGAAGGATCAGGTGATACGACGCCGCCTGCAGTGCCTACAGGATTGACGGCCACAGCAGTAAGTTCGAGCAGCATAAATCTTGATTGGGCAGATAATACGGACAGCGATCTGGCCGGATATAAAGTATACAGAAGCACGACCAGCGATTTTACACCCGGTGTAGCTGGTCGCTTAAAATGATAACTTGGGTCGCTTAAAATGAGACTGAATTATCATTTCCATTTTCGCCACGCGTAAGTACGAATTCGCCTAACAATTTCTTACGCAAATTATAGCTATCTGCATGCTTTGCATGGCCTAACCATGATTGAATTGTGGCGTTTATTTTATCCAGATCAATTTGGCCCTCTTTGTATTTCCGCTGGAATGCTTTAAGCTTTCGTTTTATCCTTTTAATGCTGCTTTTACGCAGTAATCTATGATACGGCCATATTCTATATCCTAAGAAATCAATTCCTTGGCTTATTGGAAATATACCTGTTTTCCCGTTTAGCTGTAATTGCAGTTTATTGTTTAAAAAGTCTTCAATAGCCCTGTAATACTCCCATAACTGAGCTTTATTATCCGATAAAACGACAAAGTCGTCCATATACCTTACGTAGTATTTAACCCTCAGATCTTGCTTTACAAAGTAGTCTAACCTATCTAAATATAGATTTGCGAATAGCTGAGACGTTAGGTTACCTATTGGTATGCCCACAGGGTTTAGCTCATCATCAGCCGTGCTGTCAATAATCGTATCTATAAGCCAAAGTGTATCTTTGCAACGTATCCGCTTTCTTATGATCTGTTTTAATGTTGCATGATTAATGGATTGAAAGTATTTACTTACATCACCTTTAAGACAATACACTTTATCATAGGTATTCGACAGCTTTCTTAAAAAGTATGTTACTCTATCAGCCCCGGCATGAGTTCCTTTGCCAGGACGGCATGCATAACTATCAAATATAAAACGCGATTCAAAAACAGGTTCAATTATGTTGCATAGGGCATGATGTATAACCCTATCTTTGAACGGCACTGCCATTATCAAGCGTTTCTTAGGCTCGTATACATAAAATTCATGATAGCGTCCAGGATCATACGTTTTATATATAAGCTCATTTTGTATTTGAATGAGATTGCCTTCTAAGTTATACGAAAACTTCAAGGTATCGGCTTTAAACCGTTTGTCTTTACGAGCCTTTAAATAAGCATTATATAGATTTTGAAAGTCATATATTTGTTGATACAGATTATTATACGTCTTACTCAACAAAGTCACTCCTTATCACCTTTTATATTATTAGCAGTAGGCGATTTTCGGTATTACTTACTTACCGCCCACTGCAATTCATGTTTTTTGCCGGCCATATCGGCTCGACATGGACCTGCGCTCCTTTGTTCGTTGCACCGTCCGATATCCCTTAAGATACCGGCTTCTGGCTATCGAACAGAGCCGCCCGGAAACCGATGTTATTGTTCGTGTTCGACGGCAAGTTGTTCAAGTTCAGAGCGAAACCAGCACGAGCATTCGACCCGTTGTTCCAGTTGCCGCCGCGGATCGCCGCAAAGCATTAATAGCGCAGGCCCAATGATATTATTTTTTCATAGCCTTTTTCCAGCCATTCAACATTCGGCCTATCTCATCAACCATGCCTGCCCATATTTCATATTTCTTAAATGGCAAAAAGCCTAACTGCATTGATATGCGGGTATATGACCGCAGCAAGTCCAGTTCCACATCCATATCTTCCAATGTGGTTTTCTTAAAGTATCGCCTGTTAGCTGTTATAATCAACCGTAACAGCTTAAACATGCAAAGCTTTATATCCGCTGCTAACGTAAATTTCTCTGATTTCGGAAATTGCTTTAAGGCTGTATACCCATATTTTATCATATCCTCGCATTTTTCCTTTATTTTAAGCTCAGTCATTTAACCTCCATATTTACGTGGGCTTCGCTATCGCTCAGCCCGCAGATTGCAATATACAGAACCCAGATTACAGGGTCAAAGCCGCCCGGAAACCGACGATATAGCTCGTGTACGACGGCAAGTTGCTCAAGGTCAGAGCGAAACCAGCACGAGCATTCGACCCGTAGGGCCAGCTGCCGCCGCGGATCGCCGCACGCTGACCGTAGAGACGTATCCAGAAGCGATCTTTCCACTCTTCGTTAGCCGAACCTGTAGTAACTGATGCCGGCAATGCTAAATCAACCAATTCCGGTTCTGTGCGCATAGACACCCAGTTTCCTTCTTGCCATGCACCATAATCTCCGGTAGCCGCAGGAGTGCTATTGCCCATTTGCGGAGATAACTTTGCTATGCCCGTACTTTGCGCATGTGCCGCAATAGTAGAACCATTTGCGCCGCGGCTTACAGTTATGCTACTGCCACTTACTGCCGTTACAGTTAACTGCTCATTTTGGCACTGTAACACATCTCCGACAGTCGGATTAGTCCCACCAGGGCCCAAAAGCAAATTAGATATAGTAAATGTAGCCGGGTTTGTGGTGTTATTTAAGCCGGAATCCGCTATCTTAGCCGTCCACCCACCTGGGATGACGCAGTAATCTGTAATTTGCTGAACTACTGCATCGTTGGCATGAGCGCTGGCTACTGTGCCGTTCTGACCGCGCACGCAACCGCTCAGAGTATAGGTGCCGTTGCCATTATCCACGAGGGAACCATAGATTACGTATTCGTCGTTATTAGCGCCCTCGGCCTTAATAAGAATCAGTCCGTTACTGGTCGGCCAGAGTTCAGGGTTTTGCACTCCATCGATTACGATAGCGGTATCGGTAGTTGTTATACCGTCGGTATCATTTATAGCGGCTGCCTTGATGGCTTGGTAGCGCCCACAATCGATTAAAAAGTCTACCCATTCCCATACATTGCCTACAATATCGAAGATACCATTTGCCATACCGTTGTGACTCCACGATATAGGTCCGCTGCCGGTCAGTACACGCGATATTCCATGCCCATCGTAACCGGGCTGGACAGAATCCATTATGCCGTAATTCTCCCAGGCGTCAGTATCTCTGATATCGCGCCCCCAGTAGTTGTTGCCGCGTACATCATGCCCGATGAGCTTAATCAAAAAGCATACCGTAGCCCATTCCTTCATGGTGACCATATGGCACGCGCGGCCGTTGATTTTACGATTTGAACACGCTGTTTGAGCATTATTCCAGTTTATATCAGTCCATGGAACCACACCCTGTTGGGATACGGCAGCTATCTGGCCAGGTGTATTGGGCGTAGTGCTGCCTCTGCTGATATTTGTCGCATCCGGCTGACTGCATTGGTATTTATCGATCAGGAATCCTCCTAACTTTAAATCCACTGGCGGAAACGCGCCGCCAGCCCAAATCCCGGCCGGTATGCGGAACTTCGGTATATATACCATTTTCGACACTACTGTCGTACCGCTCCCATCGGCTTTGGAGTTGTGAACCATATCTACTTCGCGGGTGCCGGCTGCTATCCGATCTCGCAGGGCCGCTAATGATAATTTACTTACATTTGCCATTTATATCGCCTCCTCTTCTGGCAAGGGAAATACCGTAATATCTGTTCCATTAAGATCTAAAAGCCTTTCCACTATTTCCGTCTTAGGCTGGCCATTCTCATCCGTCTGACCTGTAGGTACGCTCTCATATTGCTTATCCGGTATTATGGCCTCCGCTATAAGCCAGTAGTGATCCCTATAGATGTCCGTCGATAGCATGCCGTCTTCATCGACATATAACCGGAAAGGCCCTCCTTGAAAAGGTGTTAGATCATATATTTTGCCGCTCACATGTAGCCCATCGCAGTCGAAGTCAGCTACTATAAGCTCATTCGGTGCCAAATCATTTATAGACAATATATTGTTTGGCCTGCTCGGGTCTTTTTGAATAATCATTTCTCCATCTCCTTGTTATGTTATAATCTGATATCTGAATGCGCCCATAAAACCACCGGTGTTGTACACTGTAAAGGCGTTAGCAGCTTTGTTGATGAACACATCGCCCAAGTCCCCACCCGTGTCTGCTATCGGTATGATATTTACCATATAGTTGACATGACCGAGAGAATGGCTGACAGTTTTGCCTGAGGTGCTGTTGAATGTGCTTTCGCCTTGCAGCGTTTGCGTTTCCAGCGCGTCCAGCCTAGCATCTAAATTAGCCTTTCCGCCTCTGGCTGTCACGATTTCGCTATTTAAAGCATCATACTGTTGTTTTAGCCACAAACTGCGGTTTGCCAGGTTCTTATGTGGCTTGTTGTCGATACCGTCCGGGCCGCCTTGGACCGGATCAACCTCTTCAATTTGATATACGCCGGAATCCCATTGCGCTACCTCTGATATATTTGCCATCGTTTCTTCTCCTTTCTACAGTACTATGGTCCATTGACCATCTATTTCAAGGTCATCAGCCTTCTCGATAGCGCCTCTGGTGCGCCGCGCGAATAATGTATTATCGCTTCTTAGAAGGCCGAATTCCCTGATAATCATGCCGTTGCCATCGCTTTCCAATATGACAAAATCGCATTGTACAGAAGTAGGCGTAGGCCTTATAACCCTTAATAAAGGCTTTATAAAGGCGTTTGTTATGGTCGTATCGCCTGCCGCTGGCGGTGTCCCATTTGTGCCGATCGCTATCTTAGTCACCGGAAGTATGGAGCCGCCTTGCGCAATGGCCTGAGCAATCTCTTGCCTTGGCACGTTCACCACGAGATTATTGTCTTCCCATTCCTCTATGGTTCTCCCGCAGCGTCTTATTGTCAGCTTCAATCTACCTTTTATGCCTACATAATCGCTTAATTCAACCATGCTCTCGTCCTCCTTACGCAGCATCTTCTATGACTTGGCCATTTCTTTTAACTGTAACACTCATGCTATCAGCTGTACCACCGCCTCTCATTATGTTACCATCATGCTTTTTGCCCCAATTATAGAGCCTTATGCCGTTATGCGTGGCCCTCATGTCGCCGTACCTGCTTCTCGTTATCCACCTGTCCCAGCCATCATGCGCCGAGCCTTCGTTATAGTGGTACCATGGCCGTCGTATCATGCTCCCGGCATGTATCCAGCGTCTGCCTCCCCCATCGTGTTCGAAATCAGCGGCATATATGATTTCACCAGGTAAGGTATCGCCATTTTCGTAGCTGGTGCTTACTCTTAGCTCGTCGCGCATCTCTCCGGCTATATGTCTGTACGTGCCGTTATACCTTATTGCGGCTGAATGATAAAATATCTCAGCTACCGTGTCGCTGCCGTCTAAAGCTAATGCTATGTCCGGTGCGCGATCCGAAACGCTTATGACATCGCTCATTGCAGGCGTAAACGCAAAGGAAGCCATGCGCGTATGAGCAGATTTTGTACGATTAACCGTATCCTTTATAATAGCCAGGTCTGCGACCGTAAACCCTTTATCTTCGGCTATATCGCTCATGATTTTAAATTCGCTCCAGCGGTTACCTCCCGCATGTTTGGTCCCGCCGTTATAAAAATATTGGCCATTAAACAACGGCATAACGATACCGTCCTTGTATAGTTCGTGAATATACGCGTCTGGATAGCCCATGATTTTCAATGCTTCTTCAATGCCCATATTGGTGCCGCCCAACGCATATATAAAGTATGCCGCCTGTAGTCTCTTTCTGTATGCTTCGTCGCTCTCGCCTTTATAGCGTGGCAATCTACGATCCAGACCATGTATGTCCAATCCAAGCCCCGGTGACGTGCCTATGAACCATGCACGGCGTACCTGGAATGCCGCCTTTTTGAGCCCGTCCAGTTCGTCCCCGACGGTTGCCGTCCATTTTTGGCCTTCCGAACCATCTTTGAAATGCAGCACGGCCTTTGCAAGCTGCCACAGATAATCGCCAAATTTCATAATCTCACCACGCTTATATTAATCTCACCGGGCAATATATATTGATTGGGCAGAGCAGTTATATCCATAAAGCCCGTTAAATCCGCCTTAATCACGTCTTTAACACCCATTAACACAGCTATAATGCGGCTTCCATACAGGCTATCGCCTATGGTCATCGCATCAAACATGGCGTATAGCGCTGCGGTAGCATTGTTATATGCCTCTGTTTCGTCCCCATATGAAGACGGCAAGCAGATTGTAGCAGTTATGTCCGCATATACGGTCACAGGTCCTTTTACAAGCACATTGGCTGTGTTAGGCTTTCTGGGTTCTATATACGACTGTACAGCATCTATAAGAGCCTGGCTCGGTATGCCTTCGGGTCCTGTTATAATGACATCCACCGTGCCTTGGCCGCGCGGCAATTGGTCGTCTACTTTCACTTCTACCACGCCGGGAACCTCTTTCGCCCATGATACATACTTTTCAGCAGGGTCGCCGACGGCAATCTGACTCCATTTCAAAAAATACCTCTCGCGCAGACTGTCGTCGCTTTCTCTGTCGGTTCCTTCTTTGCTTATCCAGCCTTCTTTGTTTTGCACACCGTCTATACCCGATACATAGGTTACTATCTCAGTGATCATACCGGGGCCTATGTTATACTGAGCCCCTTCAAATTCAGCTGCAACTGGCACATCTATTTCTGTTTGACCGTCTGCCATAATTCCGTCAGCCGTTGTAATATAGCGCAACGTGTCACCACTTGGCGCAATTTCCGTTTTAACTACGGTGCCGCTCGGTATGACCACGCTGCCCGATGTATTTAGCCTACGGAACGTGACAGCGCCTTCTGTTTTAGTTGCGTCATGCCGGTGCAAGCCTATATCCTCGCATTTCAGATCCAGCCATTGACCCTCGGCGTATACAGCATATCCCTGAGGCACCATATCTATAAGAAGGTCATATACATCGGCTATGCCTTGCATGGCCGCTTCCGTCAGCGTCCGCCATACGCCGCCGACATTCTGGTTGGTTATCTTCGTGCCGTAGCTTTTTAACTTATTCAAGGCATCTTCTACTAACGCGCCGAAGTCTTTATAATCGAACAATTTCCTAAAGTCCACTCTCTATCACCGCCTCATCCG